GAATAAATTCCCTGGAGCAGAAATTTGTAATATTATAAGCCACGATTGTAAAAAATCTATCCCAATTGTAAATAAAGATGGTTTCGTTGTTTTGCCCCATTATTTAAGTAATAAATATGAGGAAATGTTGACAATTGCGAATCATTGTAATGATTATTTAACTTTATTAAGATATTTTGATTTAAAAGAAGTTGTTAATTTTATCACCTTTGTCAATAAAAATAATTATTCGAATAATAAAATGCGTCTTGATAGACATTTTGAAAATTTAGATTCAATCAACATGACTAATATTAAAATTTATTATATTCAAATGTTGAGAAATATTAATCCAACAAACTGGCAATTTATTTATACCAATTTTGAAGAGAACAGAATACCAAGAATATTAGAAAATACAAATGTTGATGTAAAAGGAAATAAAATTCATAGAGCACAAAGTGTTGGACCTGGTATTGGTAAATTATCTTCTAATTCTTTAGCAGGAGCACCTCTTTCACGTCTAGCATCAGAACAATTTGCCCCTTCTAAATCTTCGATTCAAGGAACATCTGGAGCATATGTTACAACTAAAGATGCTCATACATTGACGGATGGTCCAACTATATTTATTTCAAATGATATTGAAAAAATAGCAAAGTTTTGTGTGCAACAAGCTAATATTCCAGTTGCTGTTATGGATGAACTTATGAACAAAATTGAATATAATAATGTTGTTAATAAAAAAATTCATGATATTGATGTTCAAATTGATGACATAAAGGAAGGCGTTGAGAAACAAGTAAAAAACAATGTAAACGAGTATCATAAAGGGGTTCATGTTGTTGGTAGGAGTAAGTCAAATAAAGACCCAAAAAAATTAAGTAAAGACATTCCAGAAGAATTACAAAATAAAGGTTCTTTAAACAAAATGACACAAGAAGTAAATGGTTTGAGAGCATTAATAAAATGTGCTTCATTAAACGATACATTTGTGCCGAATAAAAAAACTCATATAGATCGGTGGGCGCCAAATTCAACTATTTCAAACGCATTTACAAGCTCAATTGATGAACAAGTAATTGCTGATATTATGGCATTAAATGGGGTTGAAAATTTATGGAAAATTTTGCTAATGATGGGCATTGGTGTGTTTATAAATCACGAGAATATAACCTATACGGAAATTATGAAAAAACTTGCCGACGAGCAAAAATTATATATGATTATTGCTTCAAGTGATTATATTTATGGAACAAATTATCAATTTTGTCACGGATTTCTAAGCAAAGACTTGGATTTGACACAAGAAAAAGTGATTCAAGCAATGGGTCGTATTGGTAGAAATAATATACAACAAACATATACCATTAGATTTCGTGATGACTCACAAATCGCAAAACTATTTACATCAGAAACGGAAAAACCAGAAGTTAGAAATATGAACATATTATTTAATAGTGCAAATGTAAAATATGTGGATGGTAAGTATATCGAGGTTCCATATGAAGAAGTTGCCGATGAAGAAGAGGCTGATAATCAACCGATTGATGCTGAAGATTTTGAACCATATAAAGTATTTGAAAAAGAAGAATAAAATATAAACATTATAAATAAAATTTATGTAAAACCAATCTATAAAATTAAGTATAGTATAACATATTGAATGAATAAATTTATAATTAATCGTCTTTAATGTCCCTGTGTTTTGGTTTTTATTGGTTATAACTTGTATTTGTTAAGTTATAACTAATATTTTTATTTTTTTTTAACCACGTGTAATGTTAATATAGCAAATATAATTCGAAAGAATATTATTCAAATAGTTTTATTAGAAATTAATAGTAGATAACGTCCATGATGTATTTGTATTATTAGCTACATAATATAATGTGTCAGAATAATCATCCGTTGTCTGAACAATATAGGTGTTATTATTTCCAATCGCTACAAGATATGGAATTATAGAATTGTATGAAGTACTATTCCATTCAGTAGTAATATTATTAGTATAATAAAAAAAGGGACTATTATTATCTTGGCTACATATAACAAAATTTCCATTATTAACTTGTCCAACCCATCCATTTGCAGAAGCAGGAGTATTTGGTAATAAATCGGTTGAAGAAGAATAATTGCTTGCTCCATATACATTTTCGCTGTCTGAACCGCCAACTTGCCATGTTAGAATATTACCCAAATTATCATAAGATATTCCAGACACTAACTCATTTGTATTAGGTGGTATAGATGTGTTAGATGTAAATAAAGGAGAATCTAAACTTGTCGAAAATACTATTTCATTACCATTATTACACGCTACTATTCCTTGTGAAGACATTGATATTCCTGTAAATTCGGATGCATCAAATGTAAATGTTGTAAAACTTTCACCACCATTTGTTGAATAATATATATAGCTGGTTCCACTATACCCATTCGGCACATATTGTGTAACAGCAACATATGATGCGTCATAACAAGCTATAGAAGGAGAAAAAGTTGAGTTAAAAATTGCCTGATAGGTTGTGTTTACGCTAAAATTTGCACCTGAATTTGTTGAACTATATAAATTACCTAATATGTCAATTGCATACGCATATTGACCACTTATAGACATTCCGTTAAACCAAGATGCTGTTATAGTTATACTATTATTAAAGTTTTCACCATCGTCAGTTGAATACAAAATAGATGATGATACTATTTCAGTGTATTGAATTGAATTATATATAACCAAAACATTTGATTCACTCGCAGTTATTTGAACAAATTGATAATAAACTGGTTCTGATGTAGATTCTGTAGTATACGTTGGTAAGGCAGTATTAAAATTTATTTCATTATAAGGTAATAATACATCGCAGCGGTTTATTGATATACTAGATGAAAGGTTGATTGCTTCTTTATTGGCTATATTTAAATCAGCGTTTTGTGCAGTTGCTGTAGCAGACGCGGAAACACATTTATTTCCTAAACATTTTTTTGTAATAGCTTTTGAAAACACTGAAAAAATACGACTCATATTATATTATTTATATACATTAAATTTACCAAAAATAATAAATTTACCAAAATTAATAAAGCATTTATTATTAGAAATTAATAGTAGATAACGTCCATGATGTATTTGTATTATTAGGTACATAATACAATGTTGGCAATGTGGCAGAATACTCATCCGTTGTCGGAACAATATAGGTGTTATTATTTCCAATCGCTACAATATATGGAATTATAGGATTGTTTGAAGCATCCGTGTATGAAGTACTAGTCCATTCAGTAGTAATATTATTAGTATAATAAAAAGAGGGACTATTATTACTCGCGTTATTACATATAACAAAATTTCCATTATTAACTTGTCCGACCCATCCATCTGCAGAAGCAGGAGTATTTGCCGATAAATCGGTTGAAGAAGAATAATTGCTTGCTCCATATACATTTGTGACATCTGAACCACTAATTTGCCATGTTAGAATATTACCCAAATTATCATAAGATATTCCACTCGTAAACTCATCCGCATTATTTGGTATAGATGTGTTAGATGTAAATAAAGGAGAATCTAAACTTGTCGAAAATACTATTTCATTACCATTATTACACGCTACTATTCCTTGTGAAGACATTGATATTCCTGTAAATTCGGATGTACCAAATGTAAATATTGTAAAACTTTCACCACAATTTGTTGAATAATATATATAGCTAGTAGCCGGAGACACAGACGAAGACGTAACAGCAACATATGATGCGTCATAACAAGCTATAGAAGGAGAAAAAGTTGAGTTAAAAATTGCCTGATAGGTTGTGTTTACGCTAAAACTTGCGCCTGAATTTGTTGAACTATATAAATTACCTAATATGTCAATTGCATACGCATATTGACCACTTATAGATATTACGTTAAACCAATTATATGATGTTATAGTTATACTATTATTAAAGTTTTCACCATCGTCAGTTGAATACAAAATAGATGATGTTAATGGAATACCATCATTCAATGTATTATATATAACCAAAACATTTGATTCACTCGCAGCTATTTTAACAAATTGATAATAAACTGGTGCTGATGTAGATTCTGTAGTATACGTTGGTAAGGCAGAATTAAAATTTATTTCATTATAAGGTAATAATACATCGCAGCGGTTTATTGATATACTAGATGAAAGATTGATTGCTTCTTTATTGGCTGCATTTAAATCAGCATTTTGTGCAGTTGCTGTAGCAGACGCAGAAACGCATTTATCTCCCAAACATTTTTTTGTAATAGCTTTTGAAAACACTGAAAAAATACGACTCATATTATATTATTTATATACATTAAATTTACCAAAATAATAAATTTACTAAAATTAATAATTTACCAAAATAATAAATTCTAAATAATAAATTATAAATAATATTACATAGGAATTAGTCTAATATAAAATGAGGTTGTTTTCCACCTATTACCATATATAACGCGTAAAGTGTCTGTTTCAATATAATTTATTGCTGGCGCCAATTCAGCATCACGACCATTAATATTGTTATCTTGACCCATTTCAATAATTTCAATCGTACAATTCGGTTCTAAACGAGAAATTTCCTTTTTTACACATTTGATGAAATGCTTAATGGTAACATTGGGGTTACATGAAACCTTAAATATTTGGTCTGTATACGCAATCTTAAAATGAAAGGAATATTTGTTTAGTTGAACCATGCTCTTTATAAATAAATATAAAGTATATATTTTATGGTTATTTTATTTCAATTTTTTATTTATCTTTATTAGATATTTGATAACTTTTCACCCAATTCTTTATAATAATAATTATTATATGGAATGAGAGAACTTAGTGATTTTGTCAATGTTTTGTCACTTATTTGGAGTTGTTTTATACATTCGTATTTACAAGAAAATTCACGGATAAGATTCCCTTGTACATCATATTGACCGATACCATTTTTATATAATAAAGGTTTCCCATATTTTTCTTCGAAAACTTGAGTCAATTTACTTTCGCATGTGTTGTATAACATATAATAATGTCCATTTGTTTTTGTATTATTTTTTACTTGATTATCCAATGCGGATAAACTTTGATATCCATTTAATTTCGCAGCAGTTTTTCTATCTAAATACACATTTAAAATTTCACTTTTATTTTCGTCTAATTTTGCTATATAACCTAAATGTTGACTCTTTGTTTTTTTTGTTGGTTGTAATGAATACACAATGTTTGGGTCTAAATTTCTCTCCACTAATTGCCAACGAAAACCGCAATAAATTGTATTTTCTTCAACTGCTTTTGTTATACTTGGTCGTTTAATATTTTTATCTTGGTTCATTGTTTCTGTTACTGATTCAAATACTTTTATAAGTTGTAAAGTTTCCGGATGGATTTTTTGAAGACGCGGACCTAAATGAGGCATTTGTTGATTAAATCCTGTAACAAGTCTTGGTTCTTTTAACAACAATATATTTAGAATTTGTTGTATTGAAGTTTCGAGAGAACATACTTTGTTTGTTAGCATTTGATTATTTTGAATTAAATTCTTTAACAAATTAGTATTATCATTATCATTATTTTGATTATTGTTATTATTATTATTATGTAATTTGTAATTTTCAATTTCAAGCAACAATTCTTTTACTTTATAGTTATAATTATCAATATTATTGTCTACAATTTTTAGAACCATTTGATAGGTCAATTCTTTTCCAATTAAAAATAACTCGAGTTCTTTTTCATGTCCTTTTAAATTTTTATAATTGTTTGGAACAACTTTTTCATGATGTTTAATAAATGTTTCAAATTCTTTGGATTTATCAACTTTGAAACAATTTAATAATAAACATTCTTCATAATTCGACTTGTGTTGTTTATATCTGTCTAAAATACCTTTACGACTTTCACCAATTTTGATAATATATTCGCCGTTTTCTAAAGATTTTACTTTTATAATATAAAAAATAGAACCGATATTTTCATATTCTCTCAATAAAAATTTTTCATTATTCAATTCTTTTTGTTTTATTAATTTTTCTTGTGTTTCTTTATTTTTAACATCTTCAAGATTCAATAATTGTTGTTTTAATTCTTCACACTCTTCTTTTGTTGTTTCAAATAAAATGTTTTCAAGTTTGATAAAATATTCATGAACTTCATCTGCTTTTTTTGTGCCGGCTTTTAAACAAAATCTTTTGAATGTATCCACATTTAACATAATTGTTTCTTTATTATGCCCACCTCTTGCGACTTTCTTTGCTACCGAAGCTTCGGCAGCAAAGATTTTATAATCATTATTAATAATAAATTGTTTTTCTAATAAATATTTTGCATGGTATTTTTTGTTAAAACCTAACCACTTCCATACATTATCCAAGTCAATTATAAAATCATTCTTTGAATCGTATTTTAAATAGCAATAAAAACTGGATAAAAACATTTGTTGTTCATAATTTGAAAAAGTATTTTTGACCTTTTCAATTAATTTGCTCTGATAATCACCTGAAAATTGGATAATTGGGTTGCTTTCAATAAGACGTACAATATCTATACTCATGTTATACATTTATTAATCGCATTTCTTTATATTGTTTTTCGGATAATTGCTATTTGTTTTTAAAATCAATAAGCAATAATATTATACTTTTATTTGAGACGCTCATACACTTTTTGCCGTAGCTCTAAATAATATTTGTATCTGTCTTCTAACAACTCTTGTTCAAATACCTTACAATTGCCTGTCGATATTGATTCAACGTCTTTCTTTTTAGCACCAGATTCTGGATTATTTTGCACAATTGTATTAAATATTCTAATTGTTTTCCAACCTTCCAATATTTTTTCAAAAATAAAAATAACTTCTTCGCCAGTTACATTACGTTTACTGCTACGTTTTTTTTCTCTATTGCTTTTTTTATTTGAAATATAGTTTTGTTTTTCTGTGTTCTCCATATTATAAATAACAAATGTATTTTTATATATTTATTTCAGTAAATTGTTTCAATAAATTTAAATAATAGTCATATTTGTCTTCAACTTTAATATTATAATAATTATAGTATTAAATTTATTTTGTAATAAAATATATAAAAAACACACGATATATGATGTGATTAATTGGAATAAGCCAAACCTCCCCAGGTGTGCTTATTTTAACTCAAATATTTCTATTTGAGCTTGGACTATCCCTTAAGTTATCATTGAAAGTTGCTAGCTTTCTCAAACCCACTCCATTATAGTCTCTGAACCTTCCCCATATGCTTGCATTATCGCACTTAGGGGCTTGGCTGCGGATTGTCCAATCCTTTTCGTTATTACTATGCTCTAGGTCATTACCCTGAGTATTCATCAAGTTTTCACTTGATAAAGTAGTAGAAAAGGCTGTCAGGATGTTCCTGCAATTTAGAAATGTTGCCTCCAATTGACTTGATAGTCAAAAAGAGACTAGCTGGTTATATAATATATTCCTCAAATGCTGAATATATATTTGCTTTACACTGTTTACCCAAATTAGAAAGCAAATATCTAACATGGCAGCCAACTGTTTGGAACAGGAGGTTAATACATATTTGAATAATGTATATTGTATCGTAAACTCGTTAATTCCACTCATAATTCTCAACACATTATAATTGGTAGCATATACACGAACCTTGGCGGTCTTGGTTCCTTCAACTGTTGCGTTAGACAAGACCAATTGAAGGGTTGCGTTATCAATTCGAGAGAAATTGCACGTCCCTGAGGGTTGATGCTCTTCCGGTCTTAATGCGAACGCATACACGTTGATACCTTCATCAGGATTACGTGTGTGGGCTTGATATGGTTGTACCCAAGAGAAGTAAGTTCCTTCACGCTCAGAGAAGCGATCTTGTCCGTTAAGTTGAAGCTTGGCAGTTACAACTGGATTTTGACCCCAACAATGCATGTCCAAAGATGTTTCAGAAAGGACAAAAGTACCGGCATCAGAAACACCAGAGTTATCAAGATGCGGACCGGATCCTTGTAGAGAAGCAATAGTGGAAGGGTCAAGACCAACAGTGTTCAAAGGAACTTGAGGTCCACCGAATCCAGGTTCAGTGTAAGGATTGGTAGGACCATTCCAGTATCCAGTATAACCGGCAAATTCAGCAGCGGGCTGATAATCAAGAGCACCAGCATCTTGGAACAAACCACGAGCGTCAATATAAGCATTTTGATCAGCAGCAATTGATGCTGGACCACCAAAAGCATGAATGGCATTTGGAAGAGCATCAATAGCATCTGTGTAATTGAACGGTTGGGCGCCAAGAACCTTAAACAACAAAGCATCACAAGTCAAAGATGAACAGTAGTCGACGTTTTGATCAGGTTGAACGACCCAAATAAGTTCTTTAACAGGGTGGTTAAAATTGAGCTTAATCTTGTTAGAAGATGAACCAACTGATTCATCACCAGTGAATTGAAGTTGAGTAATCAAATACTCATGAGGGTTCTGTGCCATTCTACGACGTTCATCCGTATCCAAGAAAACATAATCAACATACAAAGAAGCCGCAACCAAAGATTGATTGTAAGCAATGGTAGCAGGGACAGGACGTCCAACAGAATATTGACCACTAGCTCCAGAATAAGGAGCTGTGTTGCAGTTTAGTGTAGTAACAGCCCACAAACACTCGTCAATTGGGCGAATATCAAGGTTAATCTTTACTTCGTGATATTGAAGAGCAATCAAAGGAAGAGCAAGACCTGGATTGGTACAAAACCACAACGGAATAGGCACGTAAAGCGTAGTCTCAGGAAGAGCATTACGAGGAGCACAAACTTGACGAGGCGCCAAAGAGTCACAAGGAGATTCCACATCAGAGAAAGAAGGATCTGTAATAAATGTGAGTTGAGTTGTGTTACCAATCATCTTGAAATAACCGCGTTGTTGTTCAGATGTCATGGTCAATTGATTCCATATATGGATCCAGTCACCATATAGACGATCAATTCTTTGACCACCGATCTCGACCTCAACCTGGGCAATCAATTGCTCCCCAGGGAAATCGAGCCAACGCGCGTAGACACCAGTATTCTGTCCAGTAGTATAGTTTCCGAGACCCATAAGTTGGTTGATCTCAGGAAGAGTTACTTGTAAATAAGTGCGGTAAGCCAAATCTCCATTTCTGGAGATAACACATTGGACACGACGTCCAAAATCGGCTTGACCATTAAAAGTTTGTTCGATTGATTCTATGGCAAAGTTAGTATATCTACGATAAGTAACTTTCCAAAAAGTAATTTGAGGATTACCTGTACATTTCCCCTACCTTATTTTTCAATAAGGATTAGACTATATCTTAAAAAGAATTTATATGTTTTTTTGCGTTGCTAATTCTATGTTTATCATAAATTCTTTCGAAAACCATTTAGTCGTTGAACCTCCTTCTTTAAATTTTTCTAATTTATCAATAATATAATTTACCTGATTTAAGTCTATTTTATGTTGTTTTGACGAATTATATTTAACGCTAACTGGCATTAAATTCGTCCAATTCCAACATTGTAATTTTTCTATTTCATCAGTTAATTTAAATTTACATACAGGTATAATGTGATCTATAGACCAATATGAACCATAATTTCCCCAATTCATTTCATCTGTAAAATTATATTCAAACCATTCTCTCAAAAATTGAATATTACAACCAATATAATTCATTGTAGAGTTATCTTTAACAAGAACAGCTCTTAAACGCGCCGCAATAGATTTTTTTATTCTATAATTTATATTGCGATTATGCTCATTTTTACACCATTCTGTTTTTTGTTCTCTTAAAAATGTTGGATAACAAGCAAGACAAATTTTTTTTTTATAAAACTTTTTCAGTTTTGCGAAATCTTTTAATATTTTTAGTTCATCACATTTCTCACATTTTACTAAAAGGGTTTCTGATTTTATGCGTCTTGCGTTTATTTTTCTTAATTTATCCATTTCATTTAAACATTTTTTACAAGTGGGTGAAAATGAATTATTATTATATTCTCTATACTGGTCATTTGGTTTAGTTAAATTACATTTAGTGCAAATTTTAATTATTTCTTCCATATTATTATACATTGTATATTTTTATATTGTTTTTTAAAGAAGTTTGGATGCTCATTGCCCATTTCAAATAATATATTTATTATCATCTTATTCATTTTTACTATACCCAAGTTTTTTGTCTTGGCCACACTTTTCTCACAAAAAATGTTTAGTAGAATAAGCTTTAGGGGTTTCAAGCAGTTTGATTTTCTCACTAGGGTTTTTCAAATTAAAACATAAAGTATTTAATTTCCCTAATTAACGTCAGTGGTACATATTGCATCCACAAAGGGCTTTATGAGTATCTTATTTTTTCAATACTCCCCAACGTTTTTCTACCCTACAGGCTTTTAAGGTATACGTCCTGTGCGCCATAAGCGACGAGTTGCATTAATCCACCTCCCATTTTATAATATTGCTAAAGAAAATAATTTTTGGATTTTTAATTTAATTCATTTAAATAAATTTAATTAAAAAAAATAATTAAATTTACAATAGTTTGTCTACGAAAAAATTTTTGTCAAATCTAAAGTGCTCTTCATAAATTTCATTAAATATGTATCGTCAAGTACTTCTTTTTTTCCTTCATGATTTTTAGAAAAAATGTAAGAATCATTGCGTTTTTTTACAGACCATCCTTGCTCAATCGAATTAAAAAGCAAAATCATTTTTTGAAATTTTATAGCGTCAACTTTTAAATCTTGTGTTTCTAAATCTTTTAAAGAGTCAAGATTAATCTTAAAATCCATTAAATTAAAAATATAAAAGTTTTATTATCTTTAAACTTATTATGCTTTACTTTTTGTGTCAGTTACTTTTATTTATAGGTTATACTTTACACGTTATAATTTATAATTTTGTCTCTATAAGATCGTGATAAATGTTGTTTTTCATTTTCTAATTTGGTTAAGCTGGTTTTCACAATCTCTCCGTTATCATTTGAATAATAAATGTTTTTTATTGTGTATCCTTTTTTTTGTGGCAAAGTTTTTATAGTTTTTATGCAATTTGCACAAGGTTTTGAATTTTGTAGTTTATTATTTTTAGAAATTCTTATAACAAGAAGAGTAATACATTTTAGTCGTTTTTTTATGTTTAGTGGTTTAAGTTTATCTATCGCGTTTTTTTCAGCATGAATTCCTGGTGTGCGCCCATTTATATCTCCCATAACATTTGCGCCAATACTCAATATATTTGCCTTTTTAAAAATGTTTTTATTGCCCGACAAAATACACGAAACGTGGTTATAATTTCCACATAAACAAGGCGCAATACTACTCTTTTCATTTTTATAAAAAGAGGTATCTGACCCTGCCGGCAAACAAAACCGACTTATAAATAAAAGGTCAAGCAAGCTCATCCTATATTCTATATTTTAATATAAATTACAAAGTTTTTATTCCATTAAACTTTGTAAAAAGCTTTCAATTTTTTATTAATTTAAATAATTTAAATAATTTAAATAAATTAAATATTTTCTTTTGATTTTTAATTAAATAAATTTCGTTTTTAATAATAAAGAAGTAATGCCGTCCTTTAAACCGAAATCTAATAAAAAGATAAAATTTAATAAAAAAGCTTCCGTTACACTTGATACAAAGCATAAAGAATTTTTGAATGAATTTTCAAAAGACGACGCAAACATGTTGGATTACAAATCACAAATATGTAATTTAAAGAAAAAATTAGAAGAATATAATGGAGTTCTTTCAATTGATGAAAAACTAGAAATTGTGGACAAAATTTCAGAATTAAAAGAATTTATTAAAAATAAAAAACATAAAAAAAGAGATTATTTGCTTGATAATTCCAAGTATATTTTTGAATATTTCGAAAACAAAAAAAACATTTCAAGTGGCGACAACTCTCAAGTAATTACCAATAAATCTACTATTGTGAACAATTTTTTTAAAATTAAAGAAGTTGATGATACTCAAAATAATTTGATTATACAACAAAACAACAATAATATTGTTTTAAAATACTTAAGTAATGTAAGTGACGATTTTTTAGACATTAACAATTTTGTGTATCAGACAAATGTATGCAATTTTTGTCATAAAGGAGAATTAATTCCTCTCGAAGAAGAAGGAATGCTAATATGTAATATATGTTCAAGAAGTATTCCATATCTTATTGAAAATGAAAAACCATCTTATAAAGAACCGCCAAAAGAAGTTTGTTTTTATGCTTATAAGCGCATTAATCACTTTAAAGAAATATTAGCACAATTTCAGGGGAAAGAAACAACTCAAATACATCCGGACGTTATTGAAAACATTAAACTACAAATTAAAAAGGAGAGAATTGAATTAATACAAATAACAAATATAAAAACAAAAGAAATACTTAAAAAATTAGGTTATAATAAATATTATGAACATATACCATTTATAAAAGATAAATTAGGTATTAAACCGCCAATTATGTCTCCTGAATTAGAAGAAACTTTATGCAATCTTTTTATTGAACTCCAAGCACCCTATTCTAAATTTTGTCCGGATGATAGAGTTAATTTTTTAAATTACTATTATACCGCTTATAAGCTGTGCGAACTATTGGGGGAAACTAATTATTTAGAGTATTTTCCAATGTTAAAAGATCCGGAAAAAAGAATGGAACAAGATATAATTTGGAAAAAAATTTGTAAAGAATTGGATTGGGAATTTATACCAACTATTTAAAAAACTTAATAAATTCAACATAATTTATTATTGAATTTATTTATTTATTTATTTATTTATTTATTTATTTATTTATTTATTTATTTATTTATTTATTTATTTATTTATTTATTTATTCTCTCTTTTAATTTGGTCTATAAGGAAAAAGAGATAATGCGTTTGTATTATAGATAGAATTATTTGGGTCGGAATTGTTTGCTCCAACTCCATTACCAAAACATATCCCACCCCTTTGTTTGCGCGTTTTTCTTGATTCTCTTGATTTTCTTCCGCGTTTTTTTTTATAAGTTTTTCTATGTTTTTTTCCACCAGTTGAGTCATCTGTTGTATATCCAGAGTCAGTGCTTGTATTTAATTCATCTAAATCCATTGTTCCTTGCGAATTATCTACTTGTGAAATAGGTGCATTTAATGGATGTGAAAATATATGTTCGTTCAATAATTCAATCATAACTTGTTCCGCCATATCATCAGAATTTCCATGAAATCCATCCGGTCCTTGATTCATTATTGTAGTAATTTTTTGCATGACTTCGTTAAAGGTTACATTTAAATCTTGGAGACTTTCAATTTGATACTCACTAAAACCTCTAGTTTGTAATTGTTGTAATTCTTGTTGAGTGAAAGCACCGCCTTTCATATTTCTTTTCCGATTTCTATTCCTATTCCTACGTCTTGTATATTTTTTTACCATACTATATATGTTATATATTATTTAAAAATTTAAATAAAGGATTAAATAAAATATTTTTATATCAAATTAAAATGTATGTATTACGAAGCATTCGTTTTTTATTACGTCAAATGGTTTAAAAACCCCCTGGAAATTTTACCAAATTTGCACCAATTCCAAAACCGGCGCCTGCTCTAGCACTTGCCCCCATTGATGGCACATATGTATCAAGAATGCTAAATGTCGCTGCGGCGGTTAAAGCAATCAATACAATTTCCTCAATATTTAAAGAACGTTTAGGAATAGCATAAGCAGCAATAGCAACCATTAACCCTTCAACAAGATATTTGATAATTCTCTTAACAAGTTCTCCAACGTTAATCAAATTGTTCATTATAATAAATAATAAGAAAAAATAATTATTGCGATAAATAACTTAAAAGCAAATAATGTAATTATTTAAAATGGGTCGTTCTAAACAAAATAAACAAACTCGCCAATCTAACCAATCTGAAGAACCTAAACAATCAAAAAATATCAGTTTTGAGAGAAAATTGTTAAATGACGGAGAAAAAAATCCAAAATATGTTGATGTGTTAGATGAAGACAAACCTATTTCTGGGCAAAAATTTTTATGTGCTTCTTTTTTGTCTCCAGAAAAAATCCTAAAGAAAAAGGAAATTTTCTTTTTTGAAGAATTCCTAAAGAAGTGGGAATTCAATAAATCGATGGAAAAGTTTTTGCAATTTGTAAATTTCGTATCATTTAAATATAATATTCCATTTGAAGATTTGAATAAAGATTTAAAGGATTTTGTTCAAGAAGAAAAAGAAAATCTAATAAAATCAACGTTAGATGATGATTATAAAACATTCTTAGATAATCACGAAGACGAATTACAACAAAAATTTGATATCGAACATAATTTCCAAACAAGTGGTCGAGGTTTAAAAATTAGGGGTGTTTATCCAACTCTTGAAGAAGCAGAATTAAGATGTAAAATGTTGAGAGAAATAGATCCGGCTCACGATATTATGACTGGTCCTATTGGTGTATGGATGCCTTGGGACCCTGAGGCTTATAAAACTGGGCGTGTTGAATATATGGAAGAAGAACTGAACCAATTGATGCACGAAAAACTAAAGAATGAGGCTAACGCAAAAACCGCTTTTGAACAGCGTGTTAAAGAAACCAAACAAAATGCGATTGAAGATAATATTAAGAAAGCTGAAAAATCAGGTAATACACTATCTCAAACAATTGATGAAAATGGAAACTTAATTGGTGTAAACAATGCCAATACCCAAGAATTCGCATTAAATGAGCAAGAAAATGTTTCAAATGCTGATATTTGTAAGGAATTGTTTGAAGGTGAAAATATTGTTGTTGGAAAATCGGATTATGGACAAAGTCAGTTGAAATCCGGTCCTTTTTCTGATAATAACAATAAGGAATAATAAAGAATAAAAAATAATAATAAAAAATAATAATAAAAAATAATAATAAAAAATAGATAACAATTCTACATACTTGTTCTTTGTGAAACATCTTCAATTAAATAATATTCAACCGCAGACATTTTACTTATGTTTCGGCATATATATTATTTAATTATTTATAAAATTTATAAAATTTATAAAAAAATTGAATGTCAATTCATCTTCTGTTTCAAAGACAAAAACCTAACGAATGCTAATTAGTGAGAATTATTCAAGACAAAAACGAATAAATATGTTATACAAAATTATTTATTGGAAACAAGTTGATAATGCCATTAAAAAATGTAAAATTAAAAAGGGAGCTAACCTATATGCTCTTGAATATTTAAAATTAAATTTAAATAAATATGTAAGAATTAAAGATGTTCAGGAATATTGTAATTCTAGAAATAAAAAAGAAACAGGACATCCATTAGGAGACCCTCCAAGAGCATTTGAAATATTGAGAAAAGATAAATTGCCCTTAGAATGGAGTGAAATACAATATAGAAAAAATAAATATGTTAAATATACTCCACACATAAAAGACAAAATTTGTAGCAAAATAATAGATAGCTATAAACATAAAAGTGATAGTTTTAGTAAATGTATTATCGAGGAAAAAATAAAATTAACAAATTATAAATGTTGTATTACAGGAATACCACAGGATAATGGAGATTTAGCAGCAGACCATTTTATTCCAAAAGAAAAGGGGGGATTAAGTGATTATAATAATTGTATAATAATCAATAAAATATTAAATGAAAAAAAAAATAAAAAATTGCCAATTGAATGGTTTTGTGAAACACTTTTAACAAATTTTATGAATATATGTAAAAATGTTGGAATATTAGACGAGTGTAAAAAGAAACTAATAAAATTTATTCAAGATTTTGAATGAACATTACGTTTTATTTATTTAATAATTTTTTTATAGACAACGCAATATTGTAAGATAAATGAACTGGGACAGCATTTCCTATTTGAACACATCTTGAAGTATGTGAACCACAAAATTTATAATCCAAAGGAAATCCTGTAATTGTTGCAGCTTCACGAACAGTGATTGAACGATGTTCCCAAGGATGAATTGGAAAATTACTATGTCCTGGAACTAAAGTAGGAGCAGGAAGATTTCGATTTAATCTTTGAGTATTACCTCTTGAATAAAAAGCACTTATTTTTAATTCATCTGGAATTTCATCCATAACATCTGCAATATTATTACCCTCAGGTATTAATTTAAATCTATCAATTGTTTTTTTATTATGTTTCATAGATTTGTTATCTTCATCAATTGAAGGGTTGTTTATACCATCATAATCTATTAAATTTAATGCGTCATTTAATGTATAGTTTGTATCTTGTTCTTCAGGATATATATAGTTTCCTTCAATATCATTTCTAACTGCTACCATTATTATTCTTTTTCTATTTGTATATCCGCCATATTTATCTGTTTGTAAAATTTTTTCATAAAATCTATATCCCATTTCTAAATATTTTTGTTTAATATCATCTAACACACAATATTTATATTTATCAATATTTTTCAATAGTTCTTCCATTTTTTTTTTATTTTTATTTATAGTAAAATTTAATTCACTATAATCTTCGCCATTTTTTCTTTTACTTGACTTTTCTCCATTTAATGATTTATTTGAATCACTCAATTTTGTATAATCCTCAAAAGTTTTAATAGTATCTTCACATTTAGTATATAATATCATATTTTTAATTGCTGTTACATTTTCAATTACACTTACTTTAGGTTTTAAAATATTAACAAGACGTAGTTGATGATTATATAAATAATTTCTTATGTCAAATGGATTTCTAACTCCTGCTAAAGAAAATCCTTTACATACTATTCCACCAAATAATACATCAACTTTTTTATTTCCTATTTTAGATAATAAAATTTCTTGTGTTATATCTTCTATTGGACACAATAAATATTGGTCTTCGCTAATAACTTTATTCAACAATAAAGTATCTATTGTATCTTTGTCAATATCATTTACTAATAATGACTTATATCCAGCATTTTTAAATCCTAAATGAGCACCACCAGCACCAACAAATGTTTCAACAATTGTAAGTTCATTATTTTCTTCACAATCGCTGTTATTTTCAATAACCAAACTAGGTTTATTGTTTTTTGAAGTATGTTTCTTCATTTTGCTATTCATAATAGTATTATTGTTAATCATATTATGTAATTCAATTTTTTTATTATCTACTAAAAAACTCATTTATATACATTATTATATTTTTGTATTTAAGTAGTTTTACACCTTTTAACATTTCGAAAGCAAAAACAAAATAAAATCAAGATTTTTTCATATAGTTTATTTGTTTTTTCGTGTATATTTTTTTTGCATTTTTACACTTTTTGTATTTTTATACTTTTTGTATTTTTTGTATTTTTTGTTTTTTGTGATTTTGCCACCAGTTTTTTTGTTTATAATTCCTCGTTGAAAACGCCGTTGTGTTCTTGAATCTGTTATTCTATCATAATTATGGTTATACACAACACTGCATGTACAATCTAATACATTTATCGGTGAATCAGACCCAAATGCTAATTCTAAAAATTTCATAATATCGCTAAACCGGTAAAATGGATTTCCATTTATCATAACAGGTTCAACTGGAATAGTATCCATTATATTTTGGTTTGTGCTTAATTCCCATATACCAAGAACACCATCAGGCATTGCATCATCCACAAAACTAAATAATTTGTCTTGAACTGTTCCTATTTGAATGCCACACCCTTTTGACGGATCGTACTGTTGTTCTTTACCATAATACCCAATCCAAACATCATCACAATAATTGAATCCAAAAATTTTTTTTTCTTCGCGAATAATTACTTTGTGAAATTCATTGAAATCCGTCATTTGATTATTAAAACTATGTAAATTGTTTCGTAAAAGAGGCAAATTTTCAGGAGGATACATACAACCTGCTGTTGGAGGAGCAAACGTAATTACGCTCAATGTTGGAACATTGAATTCATCCACATAAGAATTATCATTTAAAATTAGACTTCCGTGTCCGCATATAATAAAATTATATAAACGAAAAGACATTGATTCTTATATATAACAATCTATAAAATAAAATTTGTCGTTTAAATATTTTACATTGAATAATAATAGTCATTTATATTTACATTTATATTGAATAATAATAGTCATTTATAATATTTTTGTTTTTAATAAATCGGCTCATTTTTGATGCGCTCACACCTTCTATTTTTGATGCGTTCGCAATTGTATCCCATGTTGATAATATGTGATTGGTATTAACCTCTCTTTTATAAACTTTTTTTCCAGTTGAAGAAGTAATTATTTGTTTTTGAACATAAGGCTGCTTTAATGATATCCCATAATAACCTTCATTTGATTCCCCCTCAACCCAAACAGTTGATTTTAAAGTATACGGTAATTCATTCAAGTAATTTTTAATATCTTTGATATCTTTTTCTGATGTATCTTTGTTAAGGTTCAGTTTCCATTTTTGATACGTTTGCAATAAAGTTGAATTTAATATTTTACCACAATCCGTAAATTCACATGCATGAAAAATAAAATTTTCAACATCTAAATTGTTTGATATTTTTTTATATTCAACTGATTTTAATTTAATGCCAATGTATCCATGATTTCCATCAACTCGTTTTGGTTTAAATCTTGTATCTAAATAATTTTTAAGTGCGTGAAATATTTCTTTTGTTGGTTTTACTTTATTCCATAAACGATATCTCCCTTCCAAATTTACGGATAATTCTTGAACATCAGGTCTAACAATACATATTTCATTCACAAATTCATTAAATCTTTTATTTACATCATCTTCAGGTAATAAAATATTTTGATAAACAGATATTTCTTTTTCTTCAAATGAAGAAATAATAGTTTCTTGTTTCAACAATTTTTCTTGTAATTCATTTATTTTAATACTTTTCTCAACATTTTCTTTTTCATATACTTTTAATTTTTTATAAAGTTCATTATTTTCAATTTCTAATTCTTGATTTCGTTTCGTGAGATTGTTAAAATTTTCCAAACTATATATTTTACTTTGAATTATATCTTTTATTATTTTTGTTAATTTTTGAATGCTAAAATTATCATTATATGCGATAATTTCCGTTTTATTTTTACCATTTATTTGAATTGTTCTAATTTGATTTTTAATCTTTGGATGATTCTTTATTAAATTTTCTATTTCAACCTTATTTTGAACCTTAAAAGCATTTTTAAGGATAAAATTATTATAATGTTTATGATGATAAGAAACTCTATGTGCTAAATCATTTGTGTGTCCAAACTTGGTTAATTTCTCTCCATTTTCATTTGTATTATCAATCGTTCCAAAATAAATACATTCCGTATTAACTGGAAATTGAGAAATAAACGCCTGTTCAACTTCAGCTTGTTTTTCTTTTATTGTTGTTGAAATTATTATTTCTTTTTGTTCTAATTGTTGTTTTAATTCATAACATTCTTCATTAATTGTTTCATGTAAAATTTCCTCAAGTTTTAAATAATATTCATGAATTTCAGAAGCTTTTTTTGTTCCAGCTTTTAAACACAATAATTTAAAACATTTAATTGTTAAATGTATTTTTTTTTTATTTTGACCACCCCATTTATCGCATTCTAAACTTGCTTTCCCAACTGGGAAAGCAAGATTTTTATAATCCAAATTTATTGTAAAATTTTTTTCTAATAATGCCAAAGCTTTAACTTTTTGATTAAATCCTAACCACTTCCATACATCATCTAAATCAATAATATAATCTATATTTTTGTCGTAATTAATGTAACAATAAAAGCTGCTAACAAATAATTGTTGCTCATAATTTGTAAAATTGCTCTGAATTTTATTTAACAATTTATTATTATATGCGGTAGAAAGCTTTGTTATTGGATTATTTTCAATAAGTTCAACAATGTCAATGTTTTCCATCTTGTTATGTTTTATATTATAAAATACTCTTTAAGTTGTTTTTTGTTTTAAAATTAAAAGCAAGTTTTTAAAAGCGAGATTTTTTACCATTTAGTTGTTTTTTTCACATTAATTTTAGGACCACCGCCTCTTTTTTTCGTCTTGGTTGGATCATATTGTTCTTCTTGGTCTTCATCAGGCAATCCTTTAGATAATTCCCAGAATTCTTTTGAACCAAGACGGAAATCGTTGTGACCATCCGCCTTGTACCAAAATACTTGGTCCGTTAATTTATTCGACTTGGAGTTATTATTTATTACCAAACACTCATAATTTTCAGTGCATTGATCCATTACCTGACAAAAAGATTCAAATGTCGGAAACATACCCGCATAATTTTCATAAATCCGTTTTCTATTCGCAATGTAATTTTCTCTCAAAATGAATACATAATCTATGTTGGTTCTCAGTGTGGGAGGTATGCCTAAAGGATATTGCATTGTGATGACTAACATGACCTTCCAATGACGCCCATTCATAAAGAGTAAGCGCATTAATTTATCGCGAGCCCATGTGTTATCATAAAGGCAATCATCTAATATAACAAATGCTCTAGGATCAATAGATGTTCTTTTATAGGTTTCCATTTCTTTTTTAACTTGATGTAACACAGTTCTTTGCCGCTTTAAAATATTCTCAATAATAGCTGAATTATATTCATTATGAATAAATAATCTTGGCACCATTTTTCCATAAAATCCGTTTCCTTCTTCTGTTCCAGATATAACAGTACCAATTGGTATTTCTTGTTGATAATACAATAAATCTCTTACTAAAAAAGATTTTCCAGTGTCGCGCTTGCCAATTAAAACAACAACAGGACCTTTATTTTCATTTGGTTTAAACTGAATGCTTTTCATATCAAATTTTTTTAGCTCAAGACTCATTGTTATTATATTTAAAAGAAAAGAAAAGAAATTGCAAATTAAACGCCATTATTTTAGTCTGTTAATTTCCTAAATCAAACGAATAAAAATATAGGAAGAACTTTTAGAGAAACTTTATTATTTAATCAATTGTTTAATCAATTGTTTAAATAATGAGTTAAAAACATATTTAATTTATATTTTAATTCACTAAAGATGATATCAATTAATTATCAGAAAAGGAAAAATGTCGAGCTTTTTAAACAGTTTGAAGAACCAACCTCACTTTTTCTCTCAAAAACACAGAATTATATACCGATTTATACAAGATTTTTAAATTTAAATGATACAAATTATAATAGTGTTAATTTAAACAACAACTTGTATATTTGTAATATTGAAAATAAAATCGAACAATCTGATAATCTTTTTATTTGTGGAATTAAAAATTCCCAAACAAATAAAGTTCAAAATAAAGAGGTATTCTTTAAAATGGCGCCTATATTAGACCCATACAAGTATATGATTGGCAAATATGACACAACGAATCCAAAATTATTTAATTTACCTAAACTAAATTCAACCACAGAAGAATGTAACCCTAAATTTATTGATGTAAACAATTCAGCTTATGTCGATGGAATGTTTTTATTTTTATCGAGTCAATTGAGAGATTCGTGTAATTTTTTACATGGAGTTAAATATTATGGCTCTTTTCTAGGCATTAAGAATGAGTTTAAAATTAATGTGTTTGATGATATTGATTATTTAAATAATTCCGAATTTTTTAATAAAAACAAAAATATATTGTTTAAAATTGATAATTATGATTATTTATTTCAACAAGACAAACCTAAATTAAAACCATTAACTATTGGAAACAATGTTAGCTTAAAATCGTTTAAATCTTTTGATAATGAAATATTTAACGATGTTTTTGAACAAGACAATAATAATAATGTATGTGATTTTAAAGATTTAAATGATTTACCATTAGATTTAATTGATGTTACGAATGCAGCCTTAAATGAAAATAAAGTTTCTCTACATTCAAACTCAACGTGTTCATCAAGGTCGTCCCATACAAATGATGATGATCTTGATGATCTTAATGAATGTGAAAATTGTAATAGTGATGATGACAAAGACGATGAAAACGATGAAGATAAAAAAGAGGACAAAGAAGACGATGAAGACGATGAAGACAATGAAGACAATGAAGACAATGAAGACAATGAAGACGATGAAGACGATGAAGACAATGAAGACGATGAAGACGATGAAGACGATGAAGACGATGAAGACGATGAAGACGATGAAGACGATGAAGACGATGAAGACGAGAGAATAAATGTAATAATTCCAAAATTCCCAGTTCAAGTTATTGGAATGGAATATTGTGAAAATACTTTTGACGATTTAATTTTAAACAACCAATTAACAAACGATGAGTGGTACTCGGCTTTTATGCAAATAATAATGATTTTAATAACATATCAAAAAGCATTTAATTTTACTCATAATGATTTGCATACTAATAATGTAATGTATAATCAAACCAATAAAAAATATTTATATTATTGTTATAAGAAAAAATATTACAAGGTTCCAACATTTGGAAGGATATTTAAAATGATTGATTTTGGTAGAAGCATTTTTAAATTTGATGGGAAAACTTTTTGCAGTGACAGTTTTCAAACAAATGGAGATGCGGCAACGCAATATAATACAGAACCTTATTTAAATGATAAAAAACCTAGATTGGAACCAAATTATAGTTTTGATTTATGTAGATTAGCTTGTTCTATTTTTGATTATGTAATTGATGATATTGAAGAAATAAAAAATTTTAATAAAATTAAAGACCCCATTAAACGCCTAATTTTTGAATGGTGTTTAGATGATAAAAACGTAAATATGTTATATAAAAATAATGGTGTCGAAAGATATCCTGATTTTAAATTGTATAAAATGATTGCAAGATGTGTTCATAATCATACTCCTCAAGCACAATTAGAACGCGAAGAATTTAATAAATATTCAAAATTTAATGAAGATATTAAGAATATTAGTGACATTATAAATATTGACAAAATTTCATCTTATGTTTAATTTTATAAATTATATTGTCTTGTATTATGTTATGGATAGTTTTGGATTTATTATAACAAGACACGTGAATTCAGAAAAAACAAATAAATATTGGAACCAGTCTATTAAATTAATAAAGACTTTTTATCCTCATAGAAAAATTGTTATAATTGATGATAATAGCAATTATACATTTGTTAAACCTGAATTTGAATATAACAATATTGAAATAATTCAATCTGAATTTCCAGGAAGGGGTGAGTTATTACCATATTATTATTATTTAAAATATAAATTTTTTCAAAATGCTGTAATAATTCATGATAGTGTTTTTTTTAATAAACGTATACATTTTGAAATGTTGAATGGAATAAAAGTTATACCTTTATGGTTTTTTTATTCAGATACCGAAAATGTTGAAAACACAAAAAGAATTTCAAAAAATCTTAAAAATAATATTATAATTGAGAACAAACTTTTAAATGAATTTAATGTTTTAGCTATGAACCATGATAAATGGTGTGGCTGTTTTGGGGTTCAATGTTATATAAATTTAAAATTTCTTGAACATATTGAAAATAAATACAAAATAACAAATTTAATGTCTGTCGTTACGTGTAGAGCTGATAGATGCTGTTTAGAGCGAATATTTGGAATTATTTTTTTTACCGAATCTCCAAATTTAATAAATAAAAAATCATTGTTTGGTAATATTATGACATATATGACATGGGGATATACTTTCGATGAATATATGAAAGACTTTAAAAAAGGTACTCTTCCAAAAGGAATTGTTAAAGTTTGGACAGGTCGATAATACCTATTAGTTATAAATAACCTTTTAAGTTATAACTAATAATTATGAAATGCAATTAATTTAATGTCTCCTGTTTATTTTTTAAAATTGGAGGCATTAGTTAAAAACGGAATGAATTTTGTATATTCTTGTACCGTCAGGATTTTGTCTAACAAAAGTGTTTGTTGAAGCGCCGGTCAATTTATCAATTGTTAACAGAGGAAAGTCTGGGTTTTTCTTTGGCAGTATTATAGATTTAGTAGTTTTTACGGTTGATCTTGCTTCTGTATATGTATAGTCAGGTAAACTAATATCAGATGTACCGACAGCTTTAACCGTGGTTAATAATATTGGAAATGTAAATTGTTGGTTTGTTTGGTTGTTTTTAATATTACAAGCGGTTGGTTTATCAAGTATACTTCCGAAACTTTGCACTTTAGTTATTATTGTTGAGTTTTGTATATTAATATAAAAATTTTGAGAACCAACCCCTATTTTATTGTTACATTTTTTATCACTAAATATATAAACCAGTTGTTGGACATTTTGTCCGTTAGGCATATTATTTAAATTTGGAGGAACATTAATATCTGAAGGAACATAAACGGCTGAAGGAAATACTTTTAAATAAACCGTATATGAAACTGTAAATGTATCAATAGGTTTTATAACAGGAATTTTTTCACATCTACATTTGTTTATATGTTCTCCTTCACAGCTAGATTTATAATGTATTTTGTATTTTTTATCTACAATTGGCGGTTTATATTCTTTAATAAAATTATGCAACGTTTTTTCAACATTATAATGAGCACTATCTTGTGCTTGACCTTTTGTTTTACCCTGTCCGGTTGCAGTCATTGATGCTGTAAATTTACTTCCACGACACGTGACAAATTCACCGTCTAAAATAGCCTCGCTCTTGCAAAAATGGCAGTCCTTTGAACAATTGCACATTATAATATATAAAAACAATATATTTTTTACAAAATATATAATTTAAACGCGTTTAAAAGCCTGGATTGTCGGTAAAAACAGGCGTTATTTCTGCGGTTGATCCTCCTTTAATTGCTGGTTTAATTTGGTCAAGAACAAAATTGCCAATGATTACAGTAAAATAGACTAAAAAAGCATCCCTTATTAAAAATTTTAAAGGTTTGCTTTCTTTTTCAATATATCTCATCTCTAAAAATTTAACAATCAAAAATATGATTGATATAATAGTAGCTACAACAAACATATTAGACATTTAATGTATTTAAGAACAATCTTATTATTTATTTTACGCATTTATTCTAAAATTTCAATTTCATCAATTAATAAATCAGGCAACAAGTTTAATTTAGGTTCTTCAATGTTATGAATATCTAAATTATCTAAATTATAAATTTGGTCAGTTATAGTTAATTTCGCATTATTATCATCATCTTCAAGTCCTGTTTCTTTTTTTCTCTGTTCATTTCTTATTTGACTAATTTCTTCTAATCTGTCTAAACTTTTCGGAGCATTAATATGAGCTACTCCACTATCACTTTTAACATAATCTATATCATTAAAACTAACACCTAGTTTTTGTGTTTCAAAAGTATTGGTATTAACATTTGTTGCTGGGGTTGTTTCTATAGGTGCAATTATCGGTTCGTGGGTTATTTCTTCTTTGATTTCTTCAATAACCTCTTCTTCAACAGACTCGTCCATATAAGCCTTTAATATAGCTTCGACTGGAATACTTTCTCTCAATGTATTTAATATACATTCTTGTACAATTATTTCGAGTTCTCTATAATTTTTTTGAACTTGTAATGGTGGTATATTTATTTCAAACAAATATACATTTTTATATATTTTTCTCGCAACATTTATATATACTTTATGAATAAAATCATCTAATTTTGGTATATTTATATCTATTTTTTTTTGTTTCTGCCCAACTCTCATAGATGTTAATATTTTAAGTTGAATAATATGTACACACGTTATTAAATCTTCTAAATAATTACATCCGGATTTTTCACAAATTCTTTTTCTCTCGTTTTCAACAATTTGTTGATTCCATTTTGGGATGCGTGATATTAAATTCTGAAACGTCATCAAATATTTATCCATCTCATTATTATCTTTACAAAGTTTTATGGATTCATCTAGAATCGATTTATATCCATCAATTACTAAAGGTGTTAATAAAGTAACTAATCTAGCCCCCCATTCGTTTTTGGATTCATGAAGCGCGCTTACATTAAAGTCGTCCATTTACATAAAACTTATATTTTCTAAACACAGTTCTGAACTTAAAAAAATAAAGTGTAATATAAACAAAATTAGTAATTTTTCGTTTCGAAATTCTCTCCTTACACGATTAAAGCAAATTAATAATTCATATCTTTTTTCAGCCTTAATAATATTATCTAAAAATGTTGGGTTTTCTAATAAAACTAATATATCTAATGCACTATACCCTTTTTCGTATAATTTTGTACAAAGTTTCATTAAATTCTCAATCGTTATTTTTTTGTTTATTTTTAATTCTTTTGATAATAAAGATAATTTGTGTGTTTTTATTTCCTTCATTTTAAAAACTTTATTTAAATTATATTTGTATAAATTTATGGGTTCTTCGTTTACAACTGGTTCTGGAACATATATTTCACAAAATCTTGATAAAATTGGCTTCATTAAATTATATTTGTCTTCAGCCACAATAAAAAATCTTGTATTATGACTAAACAATTCTATACATCTTCTTAATGCGGATTGTGCGTCCATTGTTAATTTATCAGCATTCAATAATATAATGCTTTTAAAATTATTACCCCCATTTGAATTTATATGCGTCTTTGCGAAAAATTTTAATTCATCCCTAATAAATTTTATACCTTTTCCATGTGAGCAATTTACACACATAACAAAAGATTTTAATTTGTCTCTATCATAATCATAAATTTTATTAATAAATTCATTTACAATTGAGCGTTTTCCACTTCCTGTTGGTCCATGAAAAAGAATGTTTGGAATTTTGTGTATTTCATAAAAGTATTTTAATTTGTCCTTTATTGATTGGTGTATATTTAATGACATTGAGTTACTATATTTTATAAAGTGTTTTTATATTTAAATAGAACGTATTAAAAATGTATTATTTAAAATATTGTAATTAGAATAAGCCATTAAAATTGTCTCATTAAATAATTTGTTAAAAATTTGTAATATTGTTCATAACTCATATTTGGGACCATTTGATTTTTAGCCATAGTTAATGAACACCCTCCTGTCTTTAAATAAGAAACGTCAAATTCTTCAATTCCATAGTCTAATGCTGTATGAACTATTTCTTGAACTTCATTTTCTCTCTCTGGTTTAATATGTAAATGCAATGAAAATCGTTTTGTATCAATTCCGTTTTTTTTTGTATTTTCAATAATGTTTACAAATTCTTCTTTTGAGAGAGTTCCACACGTGTCTGATAAACATATTTTATCAAAATTCATTCTACTTAGTGTAACTAATTTATCAACAATAGTTGTTATTGGAATTTTACCTTCAATCGGACATTCTGCAATACAAGATACATATAATTTTACTTTATATTTTGAATAATCATTTAAAACTCCCATCATATTTGTCAAATTTATTAAATTTTCATTATCTGTTACATTTGCGTTTTTTAATTGAAAACTATTTGAAACAGAAGATATAAATGAAAAATTAGTTGCGCCAAATTCAAGTGAATCCATTAAATATTTTTCATTTGGAACTAACACATAATTTTTTGTTTTTAACAACTTATTTTTAATAATATATTTTTCCGAATGGGTAAAAAATTCAGCGGTATCTTTAAAAATAGGTAATACTTTTTTATTTACACACGAGCCTATTTCTAAATTACTCGGATTATATTTATAAATTAAATACTTGTACAATATTTTTTTATTATCGGTTGTAAAATAATTTTTTTCGAAAGAAGATAACCCTTGTAATCCATCTCTTAAAGTAACATCAAATGGCTTTACATTATTTATATTATTTATAAAAAAATTATGTAATAAGGATGGATTTGAACTTAATAATTCACCAAAAGAACGGATACACACAGGATAGTGGTTTGGTTTAATCATTCTATAATATATCAATTTTACTTTAAGTAATTTTTATATAGAATGATTCCTAAAAACCATGCTTAATCGTGGTTCTTTTTTATCCTTTTCACAAATAATTGAATGACACCATTTATCGTTTGTTGGTGGATAAATTATACACAAACTTCCATTTGTTAATTTAATATCATGAATAATTCCATTTCTCTCAAATCTCATAATGCGAGTTGAACCAAGTGAAATACTTGAAATTGTATCCAATCCTTTAACCTCTTTATCTCTATGTGGGTTGATGCCTACTTTTTCATTGGCATAATATTGTAAAACACATGTATTATACCGGTCATTGCTTATAAGGGATAATTCTTTTGCTAAATCGTCTAATATCGGTAATTGTTCCCAGTTGTAAACATTCGTTTGAATGGTTGTTCCACGAAATGTTGCTATATATTTTGAAATTGAACCATAAATCGATTTGTTGCGTTTACAGGAAAGTTTTCCGGATTTTGTAATAAAAGAACCACGCCATTTTGCCTGAGCTTTGAGGAGTTGAAATAAGTCAAGTGAAATGTCTTCGCGTAAAGCATTTTCAAAAATTTCAATATGAAGGTGTTGTTCTTCGTTTTTAATAATATATTTATTTTCTAAATTCAACATCGTGTTAATAATAATATAGTTATGTACTTAATAAAAAATAAATATATTTCAATTTTTTATAATATATATTTTATTAATTTCTAAATCATTTATGGTGCTAATATGTTTATATGTTTAATTAAAAATATACATCGTTTCATATTTTTTGTTCTTTATATTTTGCTCCACTTTTCTTAAAAGCGAATTTTATACAGAAGTTGTCAAACTATGCGTATATGGGTTATTCTTAAATGCTGATAATATATCTGGATTAATTCTATCACATCCAGCACATTCATTATAATATTGCGGAGCATGAATAGCACCATATGTTTGAGTAGAAGGTGGCAATGAACTTATACTTGAGAAAGCAGGATTAACCCTTCCTGAGAATCTATCATTATCGTCTTTGCAATGTATATTCATTTGTTGATTAAATATTTGCGTTCCACCTTGATTTGTCCTATTATTAATAGTCTGCGATTTTATATCATTATTATGTTGGTTATACGCGGCGCTATAGTTCATATCGCCATAGCCAGTAGCATAACCACCAGCCGCAGTAAAATATTCACAACTTGTTGTGTCTCTTTGTGTCAAATCTGGATTAGTATAATTGTTTACGTAAATTCCGTCTTTTTGATTATTAATGTTAAAAGATGGTGCATAAAGAGTAGTTTCCTTTACGGTTGTTGGCGTCGCGTCTTGAGGATTATAAACAGGACCTTTGCTTATAGATGCAGATCCAACATCTCCATAAACTCTTACATTATTTATCGTTTCATCTTTTCTTGTTGGTCTAAATATATCCATTAAAGGAGCAATAACAGCACCAATTGCCCCACTAAAACCGCTTCTCAATGTATCAGGTTGTTTAATTGTTGAACGATTATTTTCGTAATTAGTATGACTACGCAAAAAGGTATCTTTATCAGTATGGTCGCCTCTACCAATAGCTGTTCCGTGATTTACGTTTCCTTCTAATACTTGATGACGTTTAGGAGCTTCATAATTTTGAGGAGCTGTTGTAGCTTTTACATCAATCGCACCGGCAGGACCCATATAATCGACTGGAATATCATTTCTTCTAAGAATACCCATCTCTTGAATTGGTCTTAAACTTTCTCCTTTTGACGCTCCAGTAGTTGTTAACCAACGATCTTGTGTATTAATAAAAAATGTATCTGGTCTTTGTTTTTCTACACGTCCCAACATTTGAGTAGTTGAGGCTGTTTTAATAAACGAATTCGCTGACCCTTCATGTCCTAATAATTCATATTCTAATTTTGGATTGGTATCAACTCTTAATTCATCAACTGTTTTTGGCAACCATTTATCTCTCGACTCCATTCCAGAATTATAACCACCACTTCCATTTATTCCATAACCTTGATTTAATCCAGGACCAACCATTATCGTGTCAAATGGTTTTACATTATTATTTTTCATACCAGGATTTACTCGAGATTGATAAAAATCACTTTGGTTTGGCGTACCATAAGCCCACTGCATATTATCTTCTGGTTTAAATAAAGGAGCTTGTTCGATTTTCTTAATAGTTTGTGAACCGGACCCAATCATATTATCTAAAACAGATTCGGCAACATTCATGTCGTATGTGCGACCCTTAACTTTTCCGCCATTAAAAGGCATCATATTATTATGTTTAAATTGGTCTGATTTTAAATAATTGCCATTCAAAGAAAAAATTTCTTGTGGATTTTGCCCTATAGAAACTCCCTGTCTTTCTTTTTGTTCATACAAATTTTGATTAAAATATTTGTCTGTTGCAATATTTGGATTTGGATAATTTTGTGTTGTATCAACTAATTGATTTATATTTGATACTGGAAAATTTTGTGGAGGAATATTTGTATTTGGTAAATAATTTCCATGAATTTCACTCTGTCTTGTGGCTAGATTGGTTCTTGTTCCCATATTCACAAAATTTTCTTTTTTAGCACAATTATTATTATTTTTTTGATTAGATATTACATACATACCGCCTAATGCTATTAATGGGACAGCTATTTCCATATTTATAATATATATATAAAACATTTAATAATAATAATTTGTTCTAAACTGAATTATTTAATTTCCATCTTCTATTTTGTTCATCTACAATTGTTCCTAAAGCAAAATCTATACTTGTTACTTGTTTTCGCATGTAGACTCAAATGAGACCTATAATACAAATATTTAATAGATGTGTTTTTTTGTAACTATTGTCTTCCTTAATCTTGGACGACCAGCATTTGTTTCTTTACAACTTTTTTAACCACGCTTTTTGATACAACAGCTTTTTTCTTTGGGACTTCATTCATAAGTTTGTCTCGTTCTTCTTTATATTCAATATATTGCTCTTTTAAAGTTTCCAATTCACTCAACCACATATTATTTATTGTTGTTGATGTTATCAATTCTAATTCAGCTTCTTTGTTATGCCGTTCTTTATATAATTTTTCAACATTTTCTTCTGTTACTGAATCCATTGGCATTTTTGTTAAATATTGGAAATTAGTAGTATCATCTATAATGTTATAACCCTTATTAAGCAACATTTCAAAAACTTGTTCTTTATTTTTCTTACGTAAATCAATTGTACCATCTATATTTTCCTTAATGTATTTAGCCTTATTTGACAATAACATTAATTCCTTTTTTAAAGATTCAATCATATAGTCTTTTCTAGTTTGGTATAAATTCAACCTAACATCATAATATGTATCGATAATATGAGAAATCTTTTCAAACTTTTGTAATTTGTCATTTGCATCAAACAAATGCATATTGGTTGTAGTGTTGGTAGTATATAATTTCAACAATTTTTCAACCCCATTACATTGATGGTCGCCTTTAGCCTTTTCAAATTCTTCTAATTTTCCTTTAATAAATGTAATAGTAAAATCAATATTTGTATCTCTGCTCATATCTTCATAATCTTTAATAATTGGTGGAATCTTATTTTTATCTTTATCTTCTCCTGGATTACACCAATGTTCAAGCAATTCCTTAAAATCTTCCGTCCAATATCCAACAGGCAATTCAGTTACTCTAATTTTATCAACTCCAATATTTTCATATTTTCCCTTAATTAAGAACCTATCATCTGAAATTTTGGTTATTTGTCCTTGAAACCCTTCATAATAAGGAATAAATTCAATGTCATTTTCAATATGTTTCAATTTATTTTGCAAATATTCAATAATTTGTAATGGATTATAAGACATAATGTCAGTGCTAAAACCGGTGCCAATGCCCTTAGACCCATTTACGAGAATCATTGGAACAATTGGAGCATAATAAATTGGTTCAACTAACAATCCATCATCATTTAAATATTCAATAACATTATCATCTGGTTGTTGGAAAATGGTTCGTGTAATTTTGTTTAATAATGTGAATATATATCTTTCAGAAGCACTGTCTTTACCACCTTGCAATCTGGTTCCAAATTGTCCGTTTGGAATAAATAAATTAATATTATTAGAACCAACAAAATTTTGAGCCATGCCAACAATTGCCGCATTTAAACTAGCTTCGCCATGATGATATCCAGAATGCTCAGAAACATATCCAGTAAATTGCGCAACTTTGATTTCAGTCTTTAAATTGCGTTTAAATGCTGAGAATAAAATTTTCCTTTGTGAAATTTTAAGACCATCCATTAAGTTAGGAATACTTCTATCACAATCATATTTAGAGAAATGTATTAATTCGCGATTGATAAACTCTTCATAGGATACAGCTTTTTTACTCGTGTCAAGATAAATATTTCTATCATAAACTTTTAACCAGTCTTTTCTATCATCTGCTCTTTTTTTATTAAATACCATATCAACCGCATCATCCGATTCCTTACCACTAAACATAAATTCAACAATTTTTCTATTCTCAAAATATTCTCTAAATTCCTTACCTGTACTAGTACCTAATCCTTTATAATATTTAATTATCCAAGTTTTATTACTATCATTCAGGTTTTTCCATTCTTCAAATTCTCCATCATTATAGAAATTTAATTCATTCCCTCCTTTTTTTGCCTTCAATATCGGCGTGTTCATAAATCCGATAAATCCAGGGATTTGTGTAAGTGTAGGCCATTCACATGAAAATAAGTTGATACCAAGACCTTTAATATGACTACCATCTAAATCTTGATCTGTCATAAATAAAATCTTACCATATCTCAACACCGAATTAACATCTTCTAATGTTAAATATTTTTTTCCAGTAACAAGTCCAAGGATTTGTTTAACCTCAGCAATTTCTTTATTATCAGCAATCTTTTTTGTTGGTTCTCCTCGAACATTCAAAAGCTTACCTTTTAAAGGATATACCCCAACCATATTGCGGTCTTCAGAGGATAATCCTGAAAGAATGCCTGCCTTAGCTGAATCGCCCTCACAAAGAATAAGCATACAAAGACTTGATTTATCCGTGCCAGCCCAATTCGCGTCTGTTAATTTAGGAATACCTCTAACAGATTTAGACTTTGTACCATCGGTCTTTTTAGCAGCTTTTGTTTCTTTTACTTCGGTTAATTTCAAAGCGGCGTCCATTACACCCATTTTTGCGATTTTTTCAATAAACTTATCACTAACTTCACATTTAGACCCAAACTTTGCCGAAGGTGTATTCATATAATCTTTAGTTTGACTATCAAACGCAGGGTTTTCAATATCACATCTTAAAAATAATATAAGTTGTTCTTTTATTGTTGTTGGATTTACTTTCGTCTTTTTTTTCTTTTCAATAAAATCAACTAATTTTCTAACAATTTGGTTCAATATATATTCAACGTGTTTTCCGCCCTTAGCCGTATGAATACCATTCACAAATGAAACTTGTACGAATTCATCCGATGGTGTAAGAGCAACCGCATATTCCCATCGTAAACCATCTTCTTCAAATACTCTTGGTGAAATACTTTTATCTCCAATATACATACTAATATATTGTTCAAAATTTTTTATTGGAATAAGTTCATTATTATATTTTACTTTAATGTTTTTATCAGTAATTGCCGCGATATCATAAACGCGTTTTTTTAAAAGTGAAATCATATCGGTGGACAACTCTGTAATACCAAGTCTAGCAAAATCTGGTTTAAAAGTAATCTTTGTATATGGTTTATTTTTACACTTGGTGATTGAAGGTTTGCAAATTTCATCTAAATTATTTTTATATTCTTGTATATATTTTAACCCACGAATATGGTCAATTGTTTCAACACGACCATAACTTGACCAAATTAAAACAAGTTTAAATCCAAACCCATTCTTACCTCCAACAATTTTCTTTTCTTCTTTATTATAATTTGTTGATGTTCTAAGATGTCCAAATACAAGTTCAGGAATCCAAATACCATCTTTTTGAATAATATCAATGCCATTTCCATCATTAATCATTGTAATACTCCCATCTGGTTCAATGCTAATATCAATATAAGAAACCGGTAAAGCATTTTCAACAGTTGCTTCAACTTTAGACTTCATTCTAACCGCATGATCACGGCAATTAACAATGCCCTCATCAAACAACTTGAATAATCCAGGAATATAATTTATATTTTTTTCAACAATTTTATCATTGGTTTCGCTAATAATCCACATATCCGAATCAATGCTTTCAACAGACCCAATATACGTATCTGGGTTATCTAAAATATGCTGTTTATCGGTCTTTTGTTGGACATCAAAGAATAATTCGTTATTTGTGTCGTTAGCAATCATACTTGTATATGTGATTAAATGTTTATATTATTTTAAATTCAATTTTATTTACATTTTTTAAATCAAAATAAAATCAAGATAATATAAAATGTATTCATACGGTCATTTTAAACCAGGAGGAAAAAATAACGCATCTCGTATCGTAAATTATGTAACAGAATATAACTCAATATATGGTAAAAAAGATACATGTTCTTGTCAAGAAAATAAATATGATAAAAATAAACCTGGATCGAATAATATCTCCTCTAGAGTATCATACGCAACAAGAATATCCGGAATTATAAATTATTCAAAAGGCGGAAAATCGCAATATGGAAATGTTTATTTAGGACAACCATTAAACATAAACTATTTAGGTAGAATAGAAGGAATGCCTGGTGGAAGTGGATTACCTCCTACAAATAAATTTTAATTGCGTTTTAAATTATTGTTTATAAAAAAAATTTTTTCTCAACAAAGTCTATAATGCAAACTATAGGAACTCGAGCACAAGTATGGCACGGAACTGCTAAAAAGACCTCAGGCAGTCTCACAAAAAATAATTTGATGAAAAATAAACACGGACGTATCGTGTCACGAAGAAAGCATGCCTCTGGAAAAAAAAGCATTAAACGTCTTAAAAAGTTAGGATATGTTGCCAAAAAAGGTCATTTTAAATTGTTCCACAAGAGCAGAAAAATGAGAGGAGGCATGCCTTTAGGTGGTCCATTATCTCCACATTCTTATGATGGTTCTGGTGTCGGAACTTCTGGTGTCGATCTTCAATTTGTAGCTGGAAACTCAGGTTAAAACCCTCACTATAAATCAATCCACTCAATTTTAATAAATTTGTCATAAATAATAAATTCAGAAAATTTATAATATAAATATTTTTCGAAATAACGTTTGCTAACAACAAATTTAATTGAATTATTTAAACAATATTTATTATAAAAACCATACAAGTCATCAAAACTTACAAGAGTTGATTTACACATTTCTTTAATTTGTTGTTTAATGTATAAAATTGAATTTTCAATATCATTTGATTTATTCCAAATGGAGGATACAACATTCAAAACAAATTTCTTTTCAACAATTTCAGATGAAAAGAAATGTTTTAAAATTTTAATAATATTTTCTTCTGATAAAATGCTTTTATTTTTTGTCCAAAATTTAAATAAAGAACTAATTTCATCCATTTCAAGTTCATCTTCAAAGTCAGATGAATAAGAATTATGAATAGTTTCTCCCCAAAACTGAATAAAATCTTTATATACAGGCAAATATTTGCTTGTTATACCAATAAATGAATCTGAATTTTCGTCAAATTGAATCTTTGTTTTGAAATAAGATTTTAAATTGTTTGAAAAAATAATATTTGGTAAATTATTATTTGAGAGAAATTGTTTCCAAACGAAATGTAAATTTTTCCATTCAACTCTAAAATCATCTGTTGTTTTTTCAATAAAATTATTAATAAATTTATCAATTAATCCATATTGCGATGTATTTTTTAATGTATAAACATAAGTAACCAATTCTTCATCCGATTTTGTATTTAAAAAATTGTCTGAACTTATATATCTATTTGAATAATGTGCCGCCACACATAATAAATTTAATCCTATTTTTTTTAATAATTCTCTCCAATATTCGTTTGAAAAATTCTCATTCATTCTAATTAATCTACAATTAATAAAAAAATGTGTATCATGATATTTAGTTACAAATTTATAATCAGTGTTTCCATTACCAATAGAAGAAATGGCAACGGACGCCAATTCATCTAAAAATTGTTTCATTTTGGAATTTGTCATAAATATTAAATCCGTATTTTTTTTAAGTATATTGTCACCAATTATGGTCAGGAAATGTTTTGCTGAATTTTTTGAGGAAAAAAAAACGGGATAAAGCGAATTTAACACATTTTGAATTGTGTCGGTTTCAGGAATAGAAGTAAACAGATTTCTATCTTTGATTTGTTTAATAATATTTGTCTTTGTTTTATGTTTCCATTGTAAAAGAGTTCTATCTTTGGATATTGTAGAGAGAAGTTTATGAATAATTTCGTCCTCTTTTACAATAAAGTAATCCTTACCATTATACTCATAATAAAAGTTGTTATTTGAAAGATAATAATAATTATTTTTACTTAAAAAGATTTGCATAAATATTTGTTGTTCTTCTGACAAATAAGTATTTAAATTTTGTTTTTTTTCGTGATTTTTAGATTCGTGTTCAAGTGTATTTGGTAAATAAACATTGACATGATTGTATATTCTTTGTAACATATATTCATTATCTTTATATTTTTCATAAAGTTTTTCAAAAGTTGACAATAAACTCGTTTGGTTAGGTTCCGCCATTATAATAACTATTTTATTGTTTTTAAATGTATTTGTTTTTTTAATATATTTGTTTTTAAATGTATTTGTATAGACAAATATATATAATATGAAAATTAATTCGCGATATTTACCAAAAAACCTGACCCAAAAAGATAGAAGAAAACAAGGAAAACAACTTATGAAATCTCGTAGTCTTTATAAAAAAGGAATATATCATGCCAGACCAAAAGTAAATTCATTCAAGTCACATAAATCAAATCATATTATAAAAGCAATAAAAATGTATCACGTCGATAAAATCGGCGTTACAAATAAATTAGCCAAAGCAACAGGTTGCTCCAAAGCCACTTTAACAAAAATAATTAATAAAGGAGCTGGGGCATATTATTCTTCAGGTTCAAGACCAAATCAAACAGCTAATTCATGGGGCATTGCTCGCTTAGCAAGTGCAATTACATCGGGTAAAGCCTCTGCAGTTGATTATAATATTTTAGAAAAAGGATGTAAACCAAAATCAAAGGCACTTACTTTAGCAAAAAAAGCTAAAAAAAAATATGGCAACGGAACAAGAAAAGCTCCAAAAGTTAATTATATTGATTGATTAATTAATTAACAAAACAATTGCGTTTAAATATTTAAAAACATAAGTATTTAAAGATTTAAATTTACAATTAACTATAATGTCCGCATTTTCAAATAAGAACCTTACACAAGAAGTTCCACTTACTTTTCCAGAAAACGTACTTACTATTAAAACCGTTCAGATTGCTCCATTTAGAACACTAATGACTGCATTAAAAGATATTTTATTAGAAACAAATATTACATTTGAACCAGATGGTATGAAAATAATTAATATGGATAAATCTCATACTATTTTAGTTCATCTTTTTTTAGAAAAACAAAACTTTGAATTTTATGAATGTAAAAGAAATAAAATAATTATTGGTGTTAATATGTTTCATCTTTTTAAATTAATAAATACTATTGAAAATGACGAAACATTGACGATTTATATTGAAAATTCTGATTATGTGGATGGTGTTGTATCTTATTTAACACTTAAATATGAAAACGGTGAAATTAAACAATGTAAAACTCATAAATTGAGGTTAATTGAACCTGATCCTGAAGAGTTGCAATATCCGGATGTTAAGTTTTCGTCTGTTATTAATTTACCCTCAACCGATTTTCAAAAAATAATTCGCGATTTAACATGTATTTCAGAAAAATTAGAAATCAAGTCTGTTGGCAATGAATTAATATTCAAATGTTCCGGACAATTTGCGTCTGCTGAAATTCATAGGGCGGAATCAAATGAATCAATGTCCTTTATAATAAAACAAGACTCATCCAAAATAATTCAAGGCGAATTCTCTCTTAAAAACTTGGGTTATTTTATTAAATGCACGAATTTATGCCAACAAATTGAAGTATGTTTAGAAAACGATTTGCCTCTTGTTGTTAAATATAAGGTCGCAAGTCTTGGAGAGATAAAATTATGTCTTTCTCAATTACCATCTACGTAAAAGCATTCTATTTTTAACATAACCTATTTTATAAATTGTTTATTTTTATTTAAAATAATATTTATTATTTATAAATGAGCGTTACTACAGAATTAAGTACATTTTCAGATATATCGTGTTTGTCAAAACTTGATAAAAATGAAAATATTCAACTGAAAATAAATAATAATATTACTTTTGTAACAGCATATTTGAATGTATATGATGCAAAATATGATAATTCAATGGGAATTGAAAAACGACTACAACATTTTATGCTTTTATTAGAATTAGGTATAAATATATGCATTTTTATTGAACCAGAATTAAAAGATAAATTTGAAACACTTGAAAATAGTTATAAAAATTTAAAAGTAGTCCAAATACTTACACTAAATGAACTTGAGTTATATAAAATAGGACAAATGAATAGTGAATTATGCAATTTGCCAATAAATAGAAATCAATCAAAAGATACAGCCAATTATATGTTTTTAATGTTATCAAAATTAGAATTTTTACAAAAGTCAATCCAAGCAAATCCATTTAATTCAGATTATTTTTGTTGGATTGATTTTAGTTTACCATATGTTTTTAAAGATATGGATAAAACACTGTTAAAAATAAAAAATATACCAAATTGTTTATTTAAAGATACTTTTATTTGCATTCCTGGTTGTTGGAATTTTAAAATAAACAATGTAACTGATTTAAAAAATGGAATTGTTTGGAGATTTTGTGGGGGAATTGTAATTGGCGATAAAAAAAGTATAACAAGTTTTTATAATACAAGTCGTGACAACTTTGCAAGTTTTCTAAATCAAACACAAACTCTTGTTTGGGAAGTGAATTATTGGGCA